AATAACCCCTTTAGGCTATTCAAGTGATTTACATGCAAGTATTAGACCTAAGATGATTAGGCTAACTACTGTTATAGATATCCATACTATGAACCGCAAGGATTTATCTGCTATTATTAATTATCCTTGTTTTAAAACTGGTTGGGGAGATCTTGGTACTTATATTTGCTCAACATTTAAGAGTGATTTGTATGCTCATGTTAAAGCTATTAGATATAATTATAAGCCTGCCTTGCTTGGAGCCAAAACTGGATATACAGATTCAATTTCAGAGGTTGACAAATTGAAATTATGTATTACTATATACCCAAACGAAGTTATTTCTGAAGATAAATTTAAGGTATATTTTACCGTGTTTAAAGCAGGAAGTATGTTAAGTGCCTATATAGGCAGCATCATGATGCACAAACAACTCACAGCCACTATTGTTGCTAAAGATATAGACCGTTTTATATACCCAGCACCTGTTAAGAATAGGGAGATTGTTATACATAAAACATACGAAGGTGTTTTTAAACAGTTTGAATACATAGAATTCGCTTTTAAGTCAATGGTTGAGGATTATTACTACAGCTCAGATGGAAATTATGCTTGGAAAAAAGATAGGGTAGACAGGTGGATATTAGATGTTAAGTCATATCTTCCAACTGACACGTCTTTAAGGTTGAAACGAAGATTGCATAGGGCTACCACACTTTATGATTTTAGAAAGTTTCCATCTGTCGATGCAGCAATGAAGTACGCTATAGCTTATGTAACTGAGTATCCACAGGGTAATTTAGGTGCTACAATATGGAACAGAAGTAGGTATGAAGTATTAACTAGCACCATTAATCCAAGATATACACATAGCAATTTGACAGGTTTGGGTGCAAACATTGTTCCAGAAGGTTCTACAATAGTTCTTAGTGCGGGAGGTGAAATTTCAAAAATTTAAAATAATATACTTGACAAATAGAAATGATGTATTATATTATTATACAGGAAAAGGTACCTGCAAGTGAATTGATCGTTGTAAGGTGGATAGAAATTTATATACGGGAGGTGTTTGATGAGTGTCAAGTTTACTATAAGTACTGACTCGCTTCAGCGAGCTATTAAAGTTTTAAGCGTTGTTGTAAGAGTCAACGCTGTAGATGCAACTGGACGTATTTTGATTGAAGCGACTGAGAATAAAGTCGATTTAATTGCAAACAATGGTATTACTGCAATAATCTTTAGTGCTGATAAGGTTAAGGTAACTGAACCAGGCACCACTTCTATAGCATTCAGCAAAATTAGATCTTTTGCCATGTCTTTTAAACAGTGGGACGGGGAGACTGGAGCCAGAGAATTTGGATTTGTATCTGATGAGCGTATAATTAAGGTTTCAGTTAGCAACATCTATGAGAATGGTAAATCCTCAAAAGGTAATCTAAAACTCCCAGTGTTTAACCCTGTACTTATTTCAAAACCATCAGCTTTTGAAAAACCTGAATTTGCTATGAATTCTTCTATATTCAGGGCAGCCACAAGTAAAGTTTTGTATGCTATTAATCCACAAGTAGATGTAAATTACATAGCTTTACAAGGCATGAATATGAGTTTTGATGAAGATCATATTTATTTTGTTGGTTGTGATGGTGTGGCTTTGTCTGAGTACCAAGTAAATAATGTAACAGACAAAATTGATGGATCAGTTAATCTTCAATATGATTTCTTTATGGGGCTTAGACGCTTATTAAATGAGAACATGCAGTCGTTTTGGGAAATTACAGGTAACAGAGTAGCTGTTAAATTTGACGATATTGTTTTTATCGGTCGTACTATTATAGGGCATGAATATCCTGAATATAGAGCATCGTTGGATAATTATACAGATTATTTGAACTTAAGTAAGGAATTTCTTATGACAACGTTGGCTCCATTCATGGATGTTCTTGAACCAGAAGATCATTTTAGGTTGACTATGGAAATTAAAGATAAAACTTTGAAGTTCTTTAATGATTTTGCAAATATAGAAACAGAGCAGAATATTCAGGGTGGTTTAGATTTCTCAATTGATATAAATGGCAAGCTTTTGATTCAATCAATAGATGCTATTAGGGATGATAATGTGTTATTTAAATTTTCAGACGGAGAGAAACCAATCATATTTGATTCCAGTACGTTTAACGATCAGAAGTCTCTTATACAGCCACTTATTAAGAGGTAATATGGAAAACGATTTAAAAGAACAAATTCGTAAAGCATTAACTCTACAAGACCAAACTACTATTTTTTATAGTGGGGTTGAGCACGATTTAGAGAAAGCTTGTGCTGCTTTTTTAAAGTTTAAGGGGTATAGGGTTATAAATCCTACGGATTATAAGTATAACATTTGTAATATAACTGATCTTGCTAGCTTTTTTTACGCTATGCTAGATTCTAGACACCCTGAGTACGTAAATGTGTACAGAAATTTGGGTCGTGACAGAAAAATAGCTTCTTTATTCGTTAGAAACAGGATGGAAACCACAGGTAATAGTAAAGAAATAGCTCTTAAAGAATGTGCTGCTATTATTGATACGGTTTTCAAATACGAAAAGAAATTTAAGTTTAGAACGGACATATATTTTGGTATGTTCGGGCAAGCTAACCTCAGTTGGGTTACAAGAAGGGCTGTTGAGTTAATGAACAAGAAGATGGATGATGTACGTAGAGAAAAAAGTCGAAAAGATATAGAACGTATTGAGCACGAACAACAAGCAGAATATGATTTAGGGTTTAATAACATTGATTATATTCTTGCACGTATAGAGGGGGAGGAGAATGGCGAATAAGAAACAGAATAAGTCTGTCAAAGGAGATGTAAAGAAAGACAATAAGAAAGATGTTAAGGAAGATTCAGCAGAAGCTGCGTTTGAACTTGCTAAAAAAGCAGTGGAAAAAAAATATGGTGAAGTAGTTTCCATTTTGTCAGAACACGGAGATATGGACATTCCTACTGTCAGTACAGGGTGTCTTAGTCTTGATCTAGCCCTCGGTTGCGGTGGTATGGGGTTAGGTAGGGTTTATGAAATTTATGGGCCAAGCGGTAGCGGTAAGAGTACATTAGGTGTAAATGCTGTGATTCAGGCCCAGAGAAGAGGTATGCGGTGTTGTTATGTTGACGCTGAGCATGCTGTGGACCCGAAACTATTCCGTGCCTACGGAGTTGATACTAAGAATTTACAATTAGTGCAGGGTTATGATGGTGAGGAAAACCTTGATATCTTAGAGAGATTTATTAAGACTGACGCGTTTAGTGTAGCTGTTATCGATAGTGTCAGTGCTCTTATACCACGTGTCGAAGCAGAATCAGATATTGATAAAGATCAGGTTGCTCTACAAGCCAGACTTATGAGTAAAGCTTTACGTAAAATTACTCCTATTGCAAACCAAACTCAGACATTACTTATATTTATTAATCAGCTCAGAATGAAGATTGGTACTTATGGCAATCCAGAAACTACAACTGGTGGAGAGGCTTTGGCGTTTTACTCTACAGGTAGGATTTCTGTACGTGGTCCAGAGGCTAAGAGTAGGCGGCTTATTGATGATGTAACTGGTGAGGTATTTGGACATAGTGCAGAATTCGAGATTGTTAAGAATAAATTGGCTGCCCCTTTCAAAAAAGCATCTGTAAAGCTTATTTATGGTGAAGGGTATGATGCTGCTTGGGAAATACTTGATATAGCGACAGGGCTTGGTATTATTGATAAAAAGGGAGCTTGGTATAAATATGAAGGTGAAAACGTTGCACAGGGCGAGACAAATGCGGTAGCTTTCTTAAAAGACCCAGATAATGCTAAGGTATATAAAGTTATTAGAGACAGTGTGATTAATCAAATCGGTTTAAAGGATGTTTATGAGCGTCATGGCCACAAAGGTCCACTTTATTCTTAACAATATGTTTCCGGCAAATCCACATAAGCGGGTGTTCCTTGAATATTACGTTAAATATAAGGGAAGCCGTCTGTTCTTTGATTTTTATATTAAAGAGTTGGGGGTGTTTGTGGAAGTACAGGGAAGACAACATGTCCAATTTGTGAAACATTTTCATGGGACTATTGAGTCTTTTTATAAGCAAAAGATAAGAGATAATTTTAAGATAGAATATGTACAAAAGCACAATCAGTGTCTCGTTAGAATATATGATACAGAAGAAGTTACAGAAGAATTAGTACGAGAAAAAATAACTAAAGCTATGGAGATATGTTTTTATGAGTAAATTCCTTATAAGTATACTTAAAGAAGAACGTGAGAACGGTAGAACACCTGACTCTATTAAGTACAAAAAAGACTGTCCAGATTTTGTTTGTTTGGAAGACGGTACTATTACAAAAGAGTATAAGTATTGTAATTTAAGTTTACAGTGTCGTCAAGTTGATATTGTAACAAACTGTGAGACGTTTCCTATGGAAGCTAATTATTTACCAGTTTATGATGCTAAGGGGCATCTTCACTCTCACGAGTTATTTTGTACGGGAATGCACGATATTCGTTCTTATATAGAGAGACTTGAAGACGACAGAGTGTCTTAGGAGATTATATGAATCACGATGTGTTATCATTTCAGAATATAGAAATCAACCATGATCTATTGAATGAAGTTTGGAAGTTTGACCCACGAACCTTGGATACTTTAAAGGGAACAAAATTAAGTTCATATGCTATGGCTTTAGCTCAATATCTTATTTACTTTACATATCAATGTAACTTATCTAAGGCAGAAATACACAGGCTGAACACATTTATAGAGAGGACTATTTCTTTAACATTGTCTGCTGACCCGTCATTGTTGAAAGAACATAAAACAAAGAAAGCAGCTGCCGAATATCTAGTGTCTATTGATATGAAACTAATGGAGTCTCAAAGTAAACTAGAGGCCCTAAAAAAGGAGATAATGCAAACAGAGGGTATGGATAAGGTAATAAGCGAGTTAATAGCTACAATCAAGCGTGAGCTCACTAGAAGGGAAAATGAACTGTATCAAGTAAGGATGGAGCGTAGATAATGGACCAAGATATTAAAATGCGAGAATTGTTTTGTAGGCCAGCAGATGAGAGAGCCCTGCTTGCTTATTGTATGCACGATTTAACAAGTTATTTTGCAGTTTGTGCTAGGCTTGACGCCAATGATTTTTTGTATAGTCAGCACGAAACTATGATGTTATTACTTCATTCATTGTCAACTAAAGGATCGGAAAAATTTGATACTCATTTAATAATGTCAGAGGCGTCTGCACAGAACATATTAGAAGATATTGGAGGGGCTAAGTATGTTCAAACTATATCTAATATGAATGTATCGGCACAGAATTTTGAAATACATTTGAACGTTGTAGTTGAGTCAACCACTAAATATAAATTATACAGGTTGTTAAGCGAGCAAACAGCTAGTTTAGGAGATAACGCTAAAGACGGGTTATCAAGTGCAGACTTACTAAGCTCTGTAGAAGCTGAGGTTATGAACTTGTCGATGAGTGGATTTAATATAGATGAACCTATTAATTTGGCAGAAGGTTTGGATGAATTTCTCGATAAACTCAAAGACAATAAGGTAGATTTAAGTGGGTTGTCAACTGGTTATCCTGTTCTTGATAAGCAAATAGATGGTATGATAGCTGGTACGTTGTTAGTAGTAGCAGCACGCAAAAAGATGGGGAAGAGTGCTTTACTGACTAATATAGCCACTCATGTAGCATATAATCTCAACACACCAGTACTTTATGTTGATACAGAATTGTCATTTGCTGAGTGGAGAACTAGAGCGTTAGCTAATCTGTCCGGCGTTAAGGAACGCAGCATTAAACATGGTGGTTATGACGATTTTACTTATAACAAACTTAAGAAATGTTCTAAAATTATAGGTAAAGGTAAACTGTTTCATGAATTTATGCCAGGTTATTCTGTCGATAAATTAGTAGCTTTGTATAAAAAATATAGATATAAAGAAAAAATTGGTTTAATAGTATTTGATTATTTGAAAGAGCCTGATAGCACATCAATTGATAGGCAGCGTAAGGAGTATCAGGTACTAGGTGATGTTACTACTAAACTTAAGGATTTGGCCGGTCAGTTAGATATACCAGCTATTACAGCTGTCCAATTGAACAGAAGTAATGATGTCGCTGATAGTGATAGAATTGCTCGTTATGCTGATGTTGTATGCCATTGGGCACAGCGTGATGATGAAGAAAGAGATGAGGGTGGGGATGTAAGTGGTACCCATAAGCTTATTATTAGAGATACAAGACGTGGTGGTGCTACAAGTGACCATGGAATAGGATATATGTTCTTTAAAGAGACTTTAAATATACGAGAAGTGCCAATTGATAGGCAGTATTTTACTAATTTTGAACGAGTTGTAAATGAAGATAGTGCAGGAGAGCCTGGTGATTACGAAGGGTATGAAAACGAAAAGTTATCTTAGGTATAAGGACAAAAGGTTAGAGAATCTCAAGGAGAAGCTTGATTATCTAAAGCACTCAGTGGACCCACAATATTTATTAAAAGAGTTAGGGTTTGAGTACACTAGAGAAACTTCTAGAGAGATACGTAGTAGGTGTATTATCCACGGTGGTGATAATAAAACTGCGTTTAGATTTAATAAAGATACCCGTACATGGGTGTGTTTTACTCATAAGTGTCATGAAGAACACGGTAACGATTTGATTGGGCTTATAAAGGCTGTAACAGGCCGTGATTTTCTCCAATCTGTGGAGTTTTTAAAACAGTTTACTCCAGATCTTGATGATATAGATTATGTAAAAGCTAAAAGAAAGAGAGAAATAGATGATTTTATTAAATCCAACGATCAAGTAAATGTAAAACCTAAGGCTGTTAATGAAAGTTCTCTTAAGAGTTTTAGAAGCATGGGAGCTAATTATTTTATCAGTCAGGGGTTTAAAAAAGAAACTATGGGTTATTTTGAAGTGGGGCATGGTTGGACTGATACACATGGTGTTACTAGAGCAGTAATTCCTATTAGGGATGAACGTGGTGAGTTAGTTGCTTACAGTCTCAGGGATATAAGAAACGGTATTGATGATGATTTTAAATATATTTTAACTCCGGGATTTAATAAACAAGGTAATCTTTATAATCTAAATAATGTCCAAGAATACGGCGATAAATTACCTATTATTGTAGTAGAAGGATTTAAAAGTGTGTGGAGATTACATGAATATGGTATAAAGAATGTAGTAGCTACAATGGGGGCAGGTATAACTGAAGGACAGCAATTTTTGTTGTGTATGTATGCTATGAAAGGGGTAGTAACATTCTTTGATAACGATAGTGCTGGAGTTGAAGGTACTATATCGGCGTGTAAAGACCTTTCAAGAAGGCTTGATATACGACCTGTGTTTATTCAAGAAGTAAATGAGAAGGGTAAGGGGTTAGACCCAGCAGATTTAACTAAAGAACAAGTATATGAATATTTGGAAACATATTTTTAAGGAGGAAGTTTTATGGAAGGTGAAAATTTTGTAAGTTTAAAAGGCAGCATTAAGTGGCCGGAGCTAAGAACTGTTGGCGAGAACAATACATCTTTATTTAAAGGTAAACTGGCAATTCCTTTTGGTCAAGATAAGTCTCAGTATCTTAAAATAGCGGCATGGAACAGTATTGCAGATGGTTTAGGTTCTCTACCAAAAGATGCTTTTATTCATATTCACGGTCATATAGAAGAACGTTCATATGATGGGAATTGTAAGCACTGTAAGGGAGTTGAAAAAAAGTATTGGACTGAAGTTATTGTAGATAATTTTTCTCCACTGGAGGTTTAATGACAGATAAAGCAAAATTAGAAGAAAAATTTATTAGGGGTACACCACCACCAGTTTTAATGCCGGCAAAGAATTATATCTTTAAGATTACAAATGAGCATTTTGTGATAGAGTTGCCACGTTCAGGTACTTACCATGATGTGGCTCCAGATTTTTTTAATGAAGAGGCTGGTTCGTTTAATATATTTGATGAAGAAAGTAAGATCTTGTACATGCCGGCAATTACTAAAGTATTGTTTGCTGCAGCTAAGTACCCTGATTTGGAGTTTAATCAGTTTTTCACACCTTATTCGATTAAGATTGATGATGATAAGGTACTCATTTCTGGAATGATTGTTGATATGGTACTTCCAATAAAAGACGAAGAAAAAACTGGAAAGGAGGTAGCTGGATAAATGGAATGTCTTAATTGTCAAGGAACTGATGTTATAACTTTTTTTAATGAGATTATCACTTGTTCTCATTGTAAAGAAGACAACAATGTTTCGTATAATGTGTGTCAAACTTGTGGTTTGATTTGGAAAGCTGTGGATGATCAGCCTATATCAGAGTCGGTTTTCACAGAACTTGAGCTTGGTGAGATGTTAGGAGGTTCTCTAGATAAATTTATGGAGAATATTAGTCATGAAACAGCCTCTACTGGTACTATGAATGAGATAGTTCATAAGTGTTTGCGGTGTGAAACTATATCGTATGAGGTGGCCCCGTGTTTTTATCGTTGCCCAGAATGCAGGTTCGAGTGGGAGGTTAGTACATAGTAATCTTCCATTACTAATTATTAACATACCTTAATGAGAGTAGCCTTAGGGCCGCAACCCATAAACGGTGCTCGTGGTTAGGCTCTTGACAAATTAGATTTAATATTTATGATAACAAGAGAACTAAAATTACGATTAACTACTAAACAGAAAAATTTACTTAATCAATGGTTATTTAATTTGACTGGAGTGTATAACTGGGAATGCAGTGCTTGTGGGGCACAACATGCCCGCGATCTTAATGGAGCTAGAAATATCTTCGTAAGATCTTTGGGAGATTCACCCTCGCTGAAGAAATTAATATCTTCAGCGTGCGTTGTTAATAATTGTTAACGAAAAAGAATTGGAAAAATTAT